ATGAAATCAATTTCATCATAGAGAGTCAAATCTTGACTATCTATTTCCATCTTTTCATATTTTAAATCATCACCAGTTACTCGATGTGCTCTCATTAAACCTGTGTGATGCTTATATTTTTCACTCTTCATCAACCTTCCTAGCTTTTTCCAAGGTTGTTGTTTACCAATTAATTCATAAACAGCTTCCCTTTCTTCAGCACTGTATTCATATTTACCAGATGAATCTCTAAGAAGTTTACTGGTTCCTCTGTAACCTGTTTCACGTAGCCATCTTCTCCAATCCTCTGGACCATCACTAACTTTAAGAGGACTTAAAGCATTAAGTCTTCTTAGCCATGGATTATCAATATCATTGATTTTCTCTCCAGTCCAGATATCTCTGGCATAAGCAAGTCCACTAGAAATTAATGGTACTCTTGATCTTGCATATTCAGTTACATCTTTATTTAGATCTCTTTGTGCAGAATCAATAGATTGTTGTAAGACACCAGCACCACCTGAGAATGGGATACCACTTCTTAATGTGTTACCACCAATACGTTCAAATCCAGTGAAATCACCTGTAGCTATAGCTGTTAAAGGTTCTAAACCTCCAAGTGGTGTTTCATTAAAGAATGAAGCTGATAGAGTCCACATCAATTTACGTTGAAAGTCTTCCATTATTGGTTGTTCAAAGTCTTTTGAGTAATATGAAATATCACCTAGTATTGATAAGACTTGTTGAACACCTGGAATACCTCTATAACTTATCCATTTCTCTGTACCTGGAATTTTAATAGTTAAAGGTTCGTATAGAAATTCACGTCGTTCATTAACTCTACGTTGACCATTGTAGTGACCATTACCTCTAATGTTTCCGTCCATAGCAAAAGCCCATAGACGATTAACAAGTACAGTACTGAACACTTGTCTACCTATATATTCTGTCTTTAGGTTTTCAAATATGTTCCTTGCATTTGGTGTTTGTAATGATAAACCATGAGCTTTTAAAGCTTTATCTATTTGATCATCAGTAACAGCCCAAATAGTTTTACCATACTTATCTAATGGTGTGATACCTACTAATGGTGTATAAGATAGAGCTAATCTAACCGCATTAGTTCCTGATCTAGGGAACATTAATATAGGTTTAACTGCTGGTACTGCAGTGGTTGCATCAGTAAATACTTTTGCAGCTGCACTATCTAAGTTAAGAGCAATTTCACCTGTTGCATTTTTAACAGCTGCATCAGTAAGCATACCTTGACTATTAAACATAGACTTATAATGCTTTTCTTCAGCTAACTTCAACAGTTTATTGTCAATCTTCCCATGTGTAGTTAATACCTCATCATAAGCTTTCATTCGAGCATGAAGAGTACCCATATATGAAGTTGTATAAGCGTCAACTCCAGACATACCAGTCATACCATATCTGGCATACCTAGTACGTGACCAACCATCCATTAACTTAGCTGCGTCATATTGCATTAAATGACCAATGTCATCATTCTGCCTGTAGACTTCAGCCATTTCATCAAGGACTTTCCATTCTTGCTTTTTAACAACTGAGTAATCCTTTCTGAATACATCCATCATTGCATCAGGATCATTATTCACCTTTTTGATGGTGTCCCACATATAGGATAAAGCTCGTTTATTAGTCTCTTGTACAGCACCGTAGTAGTACCACATCTTTTTGACTTTCTCGAACTCAAAGCCTCTAGCAGGTATCTGAGCGATATGACCAAGAACTGCATTCAATGGTTTGTTAGCTAGTTCCTTACCATTACCTAGAGCTGCTCTGAATGTTGATAATCCAGATAGAACATTGTTATAGACGTATGACCAAGTTGCATTAGCAAATGTATTTAACTGACCTCTAGAACCTCCAAACTCAGGACTAATAGTTAAACCTTTAGGATCTAACTGTTTAGCACTCCATTCCAATAAACCAGCTTGTGTACTTACATCTCCCTTAGTCATTTCAAATGCTCTAGAGAGTGGTGACATCATTGCTGGGTTTGTTTCTTCAAGTTCAGCTAATGTATTAGTTAACCTCTGAGCTTTAGCATGGAATGAGTTTTCTGCATTCTTAAGCTTTTGAACAATTTCATTTATTTGCTCTGGAGATTTCTTGATTAGGTTATTGGCGTTACTCTGTAAATCATTACCCATCGTACCCCAGATAAATTCTGTCATACGGTACTCTGGCCAAAGAACTTTCAACTTCTCTCTGATCAGATAGTTTAGACGTTTAGGATCAGCTACACCCTTAAGTGCTTCAGCAGTTTCAGCAAAAGTTGAGATTTCAGAACCAAAAGTTTCCATTAATCTCGCTGAAGTTTCTGCTACATCCCTACCTAAATATCTATCATTCAAGATTTGATAAGCTGCCATAGCAGCCTCTTGTTGATCTCGTTCTAAATACTTAACACCTTCATATATGTTCTTTTTATCTAAGAACATCTTTTTAAGAGCTTTACCATTTGGAGCATTTAGGTATTTACCTAACAATCCAAAAGCAGCTTCACTCATCTGTCCTCTTTTAACTCTGAGACCTTGTACTTTGGCGTCAAAGTCACTAGCCTTTAAACCTTTAGCAGCTACATCTAATGTGATATCTCTAGCTGTACCACCAGCTTTAGCTACTTTCTTTAAAATTGATTCAGGTACAATAGAAACTGGATCACCTTTGGTTATACCAATTTCATTTGTTGTTATATCAACCATGTTTCTAGCAACGTTACCAGGTCTTACTGATTGACGTGCATTAACAGAATCAGGTGATATACCAGGCGTTATGTCTGGATCAAAATCTAAGCTATTAGGGTCAGCTTCTATCTTATCTATGGCTGCTTTCTTAGACTGTCTATCTATAGTTTTCTGAGCACTAGAATCAAAGTGTTCAATACTATCCCATCTATCTAAGTCTTTTAATAAAGCTTCCTTCTTCTGTAGAAGTAGTTTCATCTCAGATTTATTAGCCATACCAGACGCAATACTTTCGTCTATCTTTGCTAACTCCATTACTTTTTGTGGATTAGCAGCTTTGGCTATTTCATCTGATTTGAATATTTCTGCATTCTTAGTCTTAGGTACAAACCAACCCATGATTCTTTTTTCTTGTGCTTGATAAGCCTTTGAAAAAGCTGCATGACCTTTTTTATATACTTGACCACCTCTAGTGAATGCAAAACCTAAAGCATTACCAACAACAGGCAACCCTCCAACTTCTAACATATTTCTATATTTAGTCACCTCTGGACTATCAGAGTCTTTATTAATGAGAACCTCTGGTACTGGTATCCATCCTTTAGGGCCGACAATGTTAGGGAACATATCAACTGCCATGCTAGTAAGAGTTTCATCTCTCTCACTTACATCAGAAACACCAGTAATAGCTACATCAGTTGCAACTACTCCTAGAGCTTTTGCTAACCAAGGTGCTTTAGAAAGTAAGTTGGTAGCCATCTTGCCACCATACATTCCTGGTATGACTAGAGAACTAAAGTCTGATATACCACGCATGGTAGGACTTTTGTAGGTGTTATGTTCGTCGTACCAATCATCAAATTTGTCACCACCAGGTAACATTCCAATAACATCAACAGCAAATCCTTCTACACCTTGAGCCATTGCGTTTCCAACTTGCCAAGGTTCTTGCCAACTTAGTTTGTCGTTTTGACTTCTAAGTAGCATTCCTTGTTCTATAAAGTTTTTCTTTGCAAATTCCTCATAAGATCTTCCAGTATATTTTTGATGCCATGCTTCACGTAGTTCATTTCTTCCTTCTGTACCTGGAGCCATTTGTTTCCAAGCTGCCAATTCAGCCATCTGATTGTCACCACCTGTAGCTTCTCTAGCTTGTGTCTCAGCAGTTATAGGTTGTAACCCACCTTTCTCAGATATCTCTGTAGAAGTAGGTGTTTGATAACTAGGAGGTAATGGCTGTTTAGGAGTTGGATTGTTTTCCTCTTCCTCTCTTTCCCTTGCAAGTGTATCTAAGGCATCTTCTGCCATATTAATCCTCCTCAATTATAAAGTAACCAAGCTCTGAGTTATAGGGGATGCCTAAACTTGAGCCTTTTTCTGCTAACTGTCTATATGAATAAGAGCCAGGCGTTAGCTTGAATTTTGTTTGATCTGGACTCATTTCAGATATATCTTCTAATTGACATCCTTGACATACTGAAAGGACTTCAGCCCATTTTCTACCTACTTCTGGGTTTGAAAAGAATTGGCTTGTTATAGGCATGAATTGTGGTGCAGTAGTGATGACAGGTCTTACATCAGTTCTTATATTTCCAATTGTTCTACCACCTGTTTCTACAAAGTTACTTAAAGCTTGTACTTCAAATTTACCTTGAGCTTTAGCGATACGATCTCTTACATTTAAGTATCCAGGGAATGTACCAGCTAGAGCTATATCCTTAGCTCCAGGTTGCATCCTTTGATCAAATTGTATTTCTGTACCCTTAGCTGTTTTACGTGTTTGAGCTAACTGTGAGTTAACAAGTACATGTACAGGAATTGGTGGTTGGCGAAGTAATGATTGTTCAATTACTAATTGAGGAACATCAACAGGTAAACCTTTACTGATATTTAAAGCCATTTTCTCTAAAGTTCTAGTTGTAAGAATCTCTTGAGTTCCCCAAGGATCTACAGAGTTAGCTATTAAATCTTCAGCCTTTGCAGTAGTTGGTGCGTCTGGATTAGAACGAGGTTGCTGCATACTAAAGTTTGCTTCACCTGTATCTGATTCATCAGCTGTTTCTATCTGCGCCCAATCTGATCTGCCAGTAATGACATCTTTTGTATCACCCCAAGCTTGTTTCCAAGCTTTAGCCCATCCTTCATCATCATTAGAATATTGTTTTTTAGCTTCTTTGAAAGCATTAATTAAATGAACCCTACCTTTAGTTACAGTATCTGCAAGACTAGGTATATCCTTAGCTGAGCGTGTACCAGTCCATTCTTTAAGAAGTTCATCTTTTAATAGACCTTCTAATTTCTTATCTATCTTTTTCTCATTTGTACCTAATGTAGCTAACTGACCAAGCTCAGGCATGAACTTTGCTTTAGCCTTATTCCTATCTTCATTAGTAAATAGTAAACTATTTTCTAAAATGTTTGCAGCTTTTTCCCATTCACCAGCATCATATAGATCTTTTATGTAATCAAGCTGTAAACCTTTGGTGTATTTAGATTCATCATATGGTGAATAACTTTCAATTAATTCAGCAGTCTTAGTGAAGCCATTTTGTTTAGCCCAAGCATGAGCTTGAGTTCTTTCCTCTTGTGTACCACCCCAACCTTGACCTGCTTTTTCACCACCTTCACCATAAATACCAGTATTAGATAACCATTGTTTAAACTTATCTGTTTCTTGTAGATCAGCAAACTTACGCTCTTTCTCAACTAATTTACGTTCAGTATCATTAACTTCAGCTCTTTCTGTCCTGATTAATTCTCTTAACCCTGTGTCACGTTTACCAAAAGTAGGGTATTTTGCATTCCTACCATCCTCGGGTGTTAAGTGATCAAGTGCAGCATAGACCTGTTCAATAGGTATGTCTGGATCTCTAGCTAGTTCACGAAATACATTCCTTATAGCTTCGGCTGGATTAGGTAATGAACCTTCATCGTTTAAGACATTCATATTTGTCTCAATTAAACGATCTATGTTGTATTGACTTACTCCTTCTTTAGAGTCCTTAACTATTTTAAGTTGTTCATCAAATTGTCTATCACCTTCTCTTTTATTTTCACTACGAACAAAGCTCCTTTTCATTGCTGATCCTTTTAAGGATAGTGCTTCGTTCCAGTCAGATACACCTTCAGCTAAACTATTTTCCCAACCATTGAGTTTTATATTAAGTGCTCTAAAGTTCTCAATATGTAAATCAACATTAGTAGAGTCAACAGTCACACCATCTCTTTGAAGAGAGTTAAGATATACCTTTAAATCATCATCAATAAGGCTGGTGATTCTAGCAGCATGATTATTATGTACACCAACTGAATTTCTAGGTGACTTTCTAAGGATGTTTAGGGATTTACCATGATTACCTTTTAATCGTTCAACCCTAGCTTCTACCATGGCATCTAAGTCAGCTGCCTTTACACCATCAGCTGCAACTTGTGACCAGAATTTTCTACTTTCTACACCCTCCTTATGAGCCTGAGCAACACGTCTAGCTTCAGCTTGTTCAGCTAAGTTATTTGCTGTTTGACTTAGTGTATTAGCAAGAGTTGGTGTTAATGCTTGCCATGTAGCTGACTGTTTACCAAACTCTTTAGCTTTACCCATCAAAGCTTGGTATTCTAAATCACCACGTTTAGCAACATTGGCTCTTTTGGTTTCGTAGATTTTATTATCTAAGGCTTTAATTTCAGCCCTGTTTTGTTCCTCGGTGTTATGAACACGTCTAAGACCAGCAATTTGATTACCGTGTATTTCAGCATAATCATTTCGTTCTTGTCTCATTGAGTCGAGTACTTGCTGATCTCTGCGTCGTAACTCAGATAAACCAGCATCACCGATACTTCTATTTTTAAAAGACCCACCTCGTGAGGAAGGTCTATAACCTGTAGCCATAATTAGTTATGCAATGTGAATACCTGAAGAATTTCCTAATGGAACTTCATATGTTCCAACACCACCGCCTCCTCCACCGAGGTTGATGTTTCCAGCTAAACCTGCAATACCTTTTCCGATACCACTAGCTGCTGATCCCCAGAATGCTGCACTTCCAGCTGCACTAGCTGAAGCCGTGGCTCCTAGTACTGGTGCAGGTCCAAAGTCAAACTCCTCAAGAGCACGTGGCATCTGATATTCAGATACAGGTGTAGGTAATGGGGCTGGTGGTTTAGGTAATACACCAGGTTTAAGCATCCTCTGCGCCCATGCAGACATGTTTGCAGCTGATTTATCTAGTGCTATTTCTCTTAATTGACTTTCTAAATCTGTAGCACCACTGACAATAGTTTCAGTAAGTCTTGCATACTGAACACCACGTCTAGCTGCTATATTCTGTAAGCTCTTTCCTAAGCTTCTACCAGACTGACCTTCAACAGCTTGTGCTCCTCTTTTTTCTATCATTGCTAGTTCAGCATCTTCATTCTGAAAAGCTACCTCTTGTTGTAATTCAAAGAATCTACGGTTAGCTCCTTCTCTAGCATTTTGAGCAGACATTTCATTTTGATTAATCCTTGCACCAAATAACTGCTCTGATTTTTGGTATTGCTTTTGAAGAGATTCTTGTTGATAATCTCTAATCTGAAGATTATACTGGTATTTTTGATTAGCTACTTGGTCAGTATATGCAGCTAATGTTTGTTCGTTTCTTTTGGCAATATCTATTTTGTCGATGAGATACGCATGATCAGCTTTGAGTTTATCCTTACTCATATCCCAGAGTTCGGTATTATATTCAAACTGTCTCCAAGCAGCTTCGTTCTGTGCTTTTGCTTGTTTCTTTGCAGCTGATGATGCCTTCATCCCACCAAATATTGATGTACCAATACTGATTGCTGGTACAACCCAAGATGGGGACATAAGTTATTCTCCTAATTCTTTTTTGAATAGAACTCGTATCTTTTCAGAGATACATTTCATGTGGTCTATACCTCCTATAAGGAGAGCTACAATAGGGAAGACTTCAAAGATATTATCTCGCCAAACATGAGCATAGATTTTATCTGTTTCGTCACCATTTTCCCTTTTATTTGCAGCCATCCAACCGTTATACATGGAGAGATGCTGAGAGATTAAAACGTCTTGATGTATAGCAAAGAAGTTATTAGTTGGTAATGTTATAAATAAGTATTCAATAATTTCCAATACTTCTTCACGAGATAAGTTTTCATTATCTCCGTCGTATATATCATCGAGTGTTCTTGTGATACGACATAACATTTTTAAGTACTCAAAGGCATCTTTGTTGTTACCAACTATCTCTTCTATTAATTCCTTTGTTTTTAATGTGTCTCTCAGTCTCTCTTCATGTGTTGTCATTAGGTTCTTCTATAGAATCGGGGTGAATAGTTTCCTTCCCACATCATCGAGTTCAAGGACACTGGGAATGGTGAGTCATTAAAGACTCGTAAGGTGAAGTTTTTACTTCTTTGGTGTATTGGTAATGTAAATACTGTTGACTCGTTTAGTGGTACGTCATCAGCTATGTATGTATTAGCTGAGGTAACGGGTTGTAGTTCATACCATTCGTCTAGGTATATAACTATTTTACTCCCAGCAAGAGGTGCTGAGCTGAACCTTATTTGAGTATCACTTAAAAAGGTAAATGCTGTACTAGTTACATTATTGATTTTGACTTTTACTTGATTTCTATCTACATAATCTAAATCTTCTACAGTCCAGTTAAAGTCAGTTGTACCAGTTACTGAACCATTAGCTTGTGTAATTCCATCACCTGTATATTCTCGTTTACCTGCAAACCTACCAATAGCATTAAGTTTAAAACCTAACATACCTGATAGGCCTACATCGAATTTAATCCTTGCAACTGTAAGACTAGATGTAAAGTCACGAGTATTACCCTGCTGATCAAGCTGGAAATAGACCTGTGGTAGCGTCATATCAAAGTCATAGGCATAACCTACATAGACGTTACTTGCAACGCTTGTGAGGTTCTGTCCAGGGACTATGAAGTATGTACCACCTGCGTCTACCTCTGGGGTGATAGTAAATCCTGAGTTATTAAATGTACCAGCTGCAGTTGTACCACTGACAATCAGTACGTTCTTTTCATCAGGTAAGTTTGCATAAGGTAGGTAGCATTTAGATAAGTCATTAGCTGAGTCATAACTGACAGAGGTTGCTTGTGCATATAAATCTATACAAGGATTTATCTTCTGACCATCTGCATTGGTGATAATCGCTACATCTGGACTCTGAGCTATGTTTGCTTTAGAGATGGTGTATTGATTACCTTGCTTAGTAACACAATACATATCATCTTGATCTAGAGCCATCGACTGAACAGTTCCAGGAAGACTCCACTTAAACCAAGACTCCATCAATAGCTCCTTACCATCTGAGTAAGTCCTATAGAAATAGATCTCATTACTTGCCTGACTAGACATAGCAATGAACTCATTTTGAATACTGGCTACAAGTGTATCAACATCTATTGTTATCCACTCATTAACTACACGACCTATATCTAAGATGTCTGGACTTTCGCCTAAACCTTTAGGTTGCATAGCAAAGACTCTTACAAAGTTAGGAGTCTTACTGATGAAATTAAAGTGAGTACCAATATCTATTGGATCAACTGTATCGCTCATCTCCATATTGGAGATTGGTCTGATCTTTGTAGATTGAGGTGTTAATGGTCCATCATCTGAATAGATAATAAACTGTTGGTTCTTACTGAATAGAATTAAACCCTGTCTAGCTGGTTTAACAGAATGAAGTTTAGTAGGCCTAACTGATGCACAGTTAACATCTACCGGATCACCAATTGTATGTGTTCTAGCTGAAAACGAATAGAACTCATAAGGTTCCTTAGCTCTACTAAGGATGACGTTATCTTCTGATAAGAAACCAAGTCTATCGTCATGGAAGAAAGCCTTCTTAATCGTCTTACCTACAAAGCTAGGATGTGCATTTGTTAGATCATCTCCAGCTATCCTCTCTCCCCATGTAATAGCCTCTAAAGTGAATGTATTAGCACCTGTGTTCAATAACCTATGAGGCATGGTAGAGGCTGTTAAACCTGGAGATTGATTATGACCTATACCTTCTTTCCAGTAGCCTGAACCTGCAGCTTCATTATCAGCTACAAACTTAGCGTAGTAGTTATCCTCATCATATAGAGGTGAGTTAACAATAGTAACTACATGGTTATGGAATGAGTTAGGAGGTAGCCAAGATTCGTTAGAAGCCCAGTCTTGGAAGACAGTTATTCTTTCGTTATCAGCACCACCTTTAGCCTCAAGGGTAAATGGTGTTCTTGTTTGTGTACCGCTTACATTGAGTACATAATCTATCTGTAGAGATGTACCGTATTTCTCAACTGTTAAGCCTGTTATACTCTTAGCTACTATTGCAGCTTTAAGACCATCTAATACAGCATCGTAGTCATCACTTGCACCTGATGTATAGGTACATGTTTGTACAGAACTTTTCTCTGCAAGTATAGCTGTACCACCTAGTTTGATCTCAAAGTCTGTGCTCTGTATAGAAGCTTCTAAATGACCAAGTAAACTAAGTAATACTGTACCTCTACTCTGAGCTACAAAATCTGTTGCATCAGCTTGGGTAGTTACAGTTACTAGATTATTACAAATAATAGTTGTATCCTGAACTGTTGTTATATCGTAGTTAGTTTTTACACCATTAAGATATGCAGCTGCAGATTCAGTAGTTGTATAATCCCATTTAGCTGAATTATCTGCTATGGCTGAGCCAGTACCTGTTGGTCCTCCTGAGCCTGCAGATGTCCCAGCTGTGCTACATGTATAGATTTTACCACTGTCATTCTTTACTTTATCTCCTACAGCATAAGCTGTACTAGCAGCCCAGTTAGGAGCGTCAAGAGTGATCGTACAAGCAGCTCCAGTGTCAGCATTCCATGCATATAAACTTCCATTAGTACCACCTGCTTTAGGTGTAATACATCCTACATATCTAGCAGTTGTATCTCTATTGATATAGAACCATTTAGCTCCATCTAATTGAGTACCACTGAAGTCTGCACCACCTGTAGTTTTTAATTTAGATATGAACTTAAATCCAGGTCTCTTAGTCATACCTAATGTCACATCAGGTAATCCATTAATACATTCTCTTACTTGACCTGGAAGTTTTTTACTATCCGCTTGTTTAGATACACCACTTAAATAGTTTGGTATCCTTTGTGTGACTGCTGCCATTATCTCTTAAGTGCATGATAAGGTTGATAACCGACATAAGGGTGTGCTCCGTCAGGTTTTCCAAAGAATGAATAATCACCTTGGTTTGTTTCGTATTCAAGAGCCATAGCTCTCATGTATGCCTCCTTTTGTTGAAGCATTTGGTATTGGGTTTGATCTCCAATAATTCGACTAGATACAACTGTAGAAGCTCTAGCTGTTATGTAATCCTGTATAGGTGTTGGTAGATCTACCCAATCAAATAGCCAAACGATATCGCATTCAACAACTCCATCTGTCCATTGATCAGTATGGTTCTGCTTATCGTATAGTTTGCCATTTCTTCTTACTGTGATCTTATCACCTGCGTTAGCTTCTGTAAGGTCTATTTGTAATATGTTGTTTGGTATGAGAATCTCATTGTTACTGTCAGGTGTCATCTCATAATGCTCTTCCTTATTAAAGGACCAGCCTTCACTTTGAACTTCTCTACTAACTTCTAAAAGTGTTTGATAAGTAATCGCAACGTCTGGGTTGGTTTCATCCAAAGTGGTGACAGGTGCCTGACCACAAGCCATTAGGATTTGATTTATAGCGGGTAATTCTTGAGTAGCATTAGTGGTAGGGAAAGCCATAGGTATAAATATTTATGAATAAAAAAAAGGGAGCCATAAAGACTCCCCCCTTAAGTGTGCATTTTAGAATGCAGCTGGTTTTGTAGCTGTACCAGCAAAAAGCTCTACGCAAGCAGCAGGATTAACATAATCTGCCCCACATGCTAAACGCCCCAATATGACATCGCCCTGGTATATGACCGAGACATCGCCTTTGGTTACTTGAACTTGAGGACCGATAGCTTCAACAATACCAGCAGACTCTCTCTGTCCGATAATGCCACATGAGTTAGCGAATTCTGTTTCTTCACCATACTCATTGTTGATACCAGTTACGTCAGCTGCAGCATCTTCTACTGCTTCACTAACGAATGTACCAGAGTTACCTGGATCGGTTACTCCTGGGTTTGTAGCTGAACCTGTGCCATACTTCGTACCATACTGGCTGAAGAATGGGATGTTCATTGACTTGTAGATCTTGATACCAGCGATCTCAACAATGCCATTACCCTTCTGACGGGATGAGCCTTGCTCGTCTCTGTTAACTAGACCATTATCACCAACCTGTTGGATCAATTCATAATATTGACGTGGGTTTAATACCCCAAATCTTCCGTCAGTACTTACTCCTTTCTCATCCATGGCTGCTGCAGCGTCATAGAACGCATTCACAAGACCAGTTGCTGAATAAGCATCAGATGCGTTTGTAGTTGTACCTACACGAATCTGTGTACCACCTGGTTCTACGAAGTTTGTCTTCGTGATAGGTGATGCAGCTCTAGCTCCACGAGTGATTGAACGGAACACTAGGCGGTCATACTTTTGAGCAAGAGCGTATCCAATCTTTCTGGATATCTCAGATCTCAAGTCGTAGTGTGCAAGTGTCTCATCTAGTTCATACAAAAATGCTGAACTGATTAGTAGATCATCAACTGTGATGGTCTTCTCAGCTACTGGAGGTGCTCCATCGGAGTTACCTAGTATGCTGTTGCCTGGAGTATGAAACTCGGCCTTTGTACGTCCTGTGTAGATGAACTGTAAAGACTTACCGTTCTTCAAGGTACGCTTCATAACGAGATCTCTAGCTATAGCATTATGCTGGAAGCCTTTGAACATCTCGCCACTGAACAATTTTAAATAGAGGGCGCGTCTATCGGCACCTCCATTACTAGCACCTGGCTTAGTTACACTAGCCTGATGTGCGGTTGACTGTTGAGCCATTTATCTATCTTTTAAAATGTTTGAGGGTATAAATCATCATCGCATGCAAATTTAATTAATCGTTTTGTGGTCTTTCCCACCGTCTAGACGGCTAATGGGTATCCCGCGTACGGGGCCAAGAGCCAAATTACAGAGAGGTCCGACACTGAGGTGCCTCTCTGCTATGGAAGTTCACATGAAGAACTTCTATATGAATGAAGAAGGCTAGAGCCATAAAGACGACTAGCCATAGTTCATTGATTTTCTTCACTTTGGATCAGGCATATCACTAGCGGGAATTTCTTCCTCAATTGTGAGTGGGTCCATCATATGTAGAGGGATTCCTGATTTAGAAAATTCAGGCTCAGGGGTCAGTGAAGTTACTGAAGCCCTAGCCTTATCGCTTTGTTGTGACATTAAAACTTATACTTAGCTCCTGCTTTTAGGTTGTAAGAGTTGTCGAAATCACCATTAGTGCTTCCAGCAAACTCACCATAAAGAGATGTAGCTGAGGATATATTATAAGTACCACCAAGCTTACCTGATAGCTCAGTCTCTGTGCCGTCAACACCGTCAACAGCTACTAGAGCTGGACCACCTTGTACATAGTAGTCAAACTTGTTAACAGTTCCATCTAGTCCAACGTGTAGTTCGACTGTTCTACCTACATACTCAGAGCCGTAGTAACCGTTGTTAACTTCAGCGTTGAGATATGTACCAGCGGTTGCAGGTGCAGACGCTATAGTGGTAGCTGCGAGAGCAAGTGCAATTGTTTTCATTTAATTAATTTTTGTAAGATTTGTAGTAAGCGATGCCGCGATATTTAAGTTTTGCTTCTCTTTCTAAAATGTTCTGCTCTTTGATACGAGCTTGTAGTTCAGTTGGAGACATTGTTAAAACCTCAATACCTAAGCCCCGTTCCATGCTTAGGTTTCATGCGTCCCGATTAGGATGAACGGACGTGTTGTTACGCAATTGGCGCGATCTCTTTAGCCGCTAGATCAAGCGGGAAATTATGTGCGTTTCTTTCGTGCATTACTTCCATGCCAAGATCGGCACGGTTCAAGACATCAGCCCAAGTTGGAACTGTCCGTCCACTAGCATCAACGACTGACTGGTTAAAGTTAAAGCCGTTGAGATTAAAAGCCATAGTGGAGACTCCCATAGCGGTAAGCCATATGCAAGTGACGGGCCAAGCAGCCAGGAAGAAATGTAAACTACGGCTATTGTTAAAGCTAGCATACTGGAAGATGAGTCTCCCAAAGTAGCCATGAGCCGCAACGATGTTATACGTCTCTTCCTCTTGGCCGAATTTATATCCATAGTTCTGAGAATCAAGCCCAGTCGTTTCACGAATAAGTGAGGAAGTAACGAGACTTCCGTGCATAGCAGCGAATAAAGCTCCACCGAATACCCCTGCAACGCCGAGCATGTGGAAAGGATGCATAAGAATATTATGTTCTGCCTGAAAGACAAACATAAAATTGAAAGTCCCTGAAATACCAAGAGGCATACCATCACTGAAACTCCCCTGACCGAATGGGTACACGAGGAAGACGGCGAATGCTGCTGCAACTGGTGCGGAATAAGCTATGCATATCCATGGTCTCATTCCTAATCTATAACTAAGTTCCCATTGGCGTCCCAGGTATGCTGAGATACCGATGAGAAAGTGGAACACAATAAGTTGATATGGTCCTCCGTTATACAACCATTCGTCGATGGTTGCAGCTTCCCAGATTGGGTAGAAGTGAAGACCGATTGCGTTGCTTGACGGGACAACGGCTCCCGATATGATGTTGTTTCCATAGAGTAATGCTCCTGAGACAGGCTCACGAATACCATCTATATCAACTGGTGGTGCAGCTATGAAAGCTATGATAAATGCTGTTGCAGCGGTTAATAGTGCAGGGATCATGAGTACACCAAACCAACCAACATATAGTCGGTTGTTAGTACTCGTAGTCCAGTCACAGAAACGCTGCCAGTTGTCAAATGGTTTGGTTAATGTGGCTGTAGTCATTTATAAAAGGGTTTAAAAAATGCCTGGAATGATTTGTCCAGTGGTTATGTATGCGCCTATGGCAGCAACAAATCCAATCATGGCTAGTTGGCCATTGGTTTTTTCTGCTTGCTCCATAAGGAAGTTCTGTTCGTTTTCGTTCATGATTTCGATAGGTGGTTCTGTAGCGAAAATGTTTTGTTTACCGTATTCGGTTATAACTGTCATTGATTTGAAAGATAGGTGAATGGCGATGATGAACTGTCAGGTCGCCATGTCTACCTACTTCTTCTTAGTACCTTTCTTTTTCTTAGGTGGTCTGCCTACTTGTGATCCGTAGGTGCCTTTTCCGTATGGTGCCATAGTTAAAAGTTAATGTTTGATCGTTCTAGCTTTTGAAGTATTTCTTCTCTATATGCAGGGTCGTCGTTATACCTTGGATCTTCCATAGCCTTTACCATTTCCTGTTGACTATTAAATACATCAGCTGTTGACTTAGGTGCTTTACCTCTCACTAACTGACCATCTTTACCAGATTGATCTTGATATTTAAGAGCCATAGCTTGTACTGCAAAGTAAGCGGCTACGGGATCTCCTTTATCCATCACTGCATCATACATATTGACTTCCTGCTCAGACACATTCTGCTGTGCCCATCCCATCATGTTGTTGTAGTTATCAGTACCACCTACTAAGCCATGTATCTGTTGTACATCTTGCTCAGTAAAATTCCTTGACTGAGGAGCCTTCTGAGCTTCTGACCTCTGCTGCATTGCCATCTTAGCAACCTCAACAGGGTTCATTTTTGATAGCTTCTCAAAGGTTTCCTTAGTTAGCTTGTTGGTAGTACCTTCTTCCCATAGTTGATCTAAGAGATTAGGTTCTGTATCTTTTGGAGCTTCCTCTTTAGGTTCAGTTTTTGATTCTGGTTCCTCCGAAACTGGTTCAGATTTTTCGCCCAATTTCTTTTCGAGTTCCTTATAGGCAGTCTCTAATTCTGCAGCATCTTTATATTTACCAGCAAGTAAACTATCTTGCTGGCGTTCCATATCAGCTCCTATTAATGCTGATTCTTTTTCTTCAACTGTTAACTCATCAAAGGATTCTGCGTTCTCAGTATTAACTACTGGCTCCATTGATAGTGTTTGTTCTTCGCTCATGCCTCTGGTGGTGGTGGTGCTTGTAATTGTTCAGCCATTGCAGGGTTCTTAGATGGGTCCATCATAGGAGTCTTCATCATTGCGACTTGTTGTTCGCCTTGTTGTTGCTGCATAGCCATTTGTTGTGCTTGTTGTTGCTCACCTTGTATCTCTTGCATTGATCTTACTAAGTTCAATACATCAATACCTTGTGATGCAGCCAAGCGTTTGATCACTTCCTCTGGATTAATAAACTTCTGTACTGCCTCTGGTCCCATTGTCTGAGAGATGACTGTTAGGAATTGACCTAAGCTCTCTCTATCCTGACCACGACCTAGTGCATTAACACCAGCTACGATGGTAGGTTTAACAATGTCCTTTGGTAGACGTGGTATCTTTCCAGTCTTTTGGAATTGATTTAATACTCTATTTAAATATGGCAGTAGGAACTCTGTAGTGAGTAGACTGAAGAGCCCTCCCAATTGTTGCTCCAACTCCATCTGTGTGAGGCGTACCTCTTCAGCTGTAGTGCGTTCACTATTTCTAACTTGCATAACTAAGAACGCTTCATTGATTCGACGTTCTAGTTGTTGCATCATTTCAAATGCTGTTCTGAAATCAGCTGTCTTACCTACCTGTACGACTCCAATGTCATCAGGTCTACCTTGCACGATTGCGCCGTTCCCTGCGTTAGCAAGGGTACTTGGTTTCGTCGTAGAGCTAGGCGATACGGTGAACACAACTTTCGCTGCAGCTGCTGACCCTTCCACTAAGGCTTGGGACAGTGCATCTAATGATTTTAAGTCGCCAATAAACTGACCGACTCTACCTCTTCCATAATCCTCACCATCCACTGTGTTAAATCTCAATGGAATCCAAGGTGTTATGTCAACAGGTGCTTTCCCGTAGGATTTCTCTAATATCTTTCCATGTACTTCCTGATGCCAGACGTATCTGTTGTTGTCTCGTGTGATGTGGGTGTAGATGTCACACTCCTCAACTGAATCATCAGATCCATCAACTACTGTGTCGTACTGCTTAAGTACATCCTTTGGTAGTTGATCTTCAATTAATTTCTTTGCAATTGTTTCTTTAGTGATTATTTCGATCACATTGCCGTCACCATCTCGTTCTACAACGTAGCGGTTCAGCGGATATACTTTCAGACCTTCCTTACCCATAAAGATAAGTGCATTACCTGCTACTACTAAATGTAGAAGAGCTTCATGCACGATCACACGATCATTAGAAGCTGCAATAGCCTCTAAGATAGTGCGTTCAATCTTTGCAAAAGATAAGTCTAGTTCTGATTTAACCTGTGGACCAAATTCCTGACCAAGTTGACTTTCATCTACCTGTAGCTTGAAGAAGCTGGTTTGTACAGGGAGCATTGACTGCATAAGTTTTGCTGCCAATGTCACTGCACCTTTTGCTCCAACACTCTGCCAAGGTGTAGGTAGATGTCTCATCCCCTTGTTGTATTGATCTTTAGTGATTAAATATGGAAGAGTTAATTCCGCTGCTTCCTCTGCTTCGTCTAGAAACTGGGTACGTTCGCTTGATAAATAATCATACCTAGTTTTTGCTGTCATTTTGTGTTACCAATAGCTCCAATTGTTATCTGCGCTCGGATTCCCAATACCAACTGTATGTCCAAGGTCCGAGCCTACACCTTTCCCAAGTTTATGTTATCTGTAGTTGTACCTGACCCTGAGCCAAAGGCATTCTTCATAAAGTCCCAACCTTTAGTCATATTTTCCCATGGGTTATAGGCAGCTTGTACGCCACCTGGGTTTAGACCACCGTAGCCGTAGTGACTACCACCGTAGCCTCCACCGCCACCGCCACGTCCACCATTCATGACAGACATGAGCATCATGAACTTCATGAAGTCATCCATGCCACTATCTTTCTGTTGACCACCTTGAAGAAACTCTTTAAAGGCATCTGCATCGGCAAATTTATTCCACCAGCCATCAGCAGGTAAAGGTCCATCTATTTTCGTAGCTTGCTGCTGCTGTTGTTGCTGATCTTTAATGGTATTCTCAATTGCGTTCTTAGTAACGTTACTGTCATACCCTGTGTATGTACGATCTAGACCAACATCAGCATTAAGAGCTTGTAAATCACCCATTAAACTTTGGGTTGCACGTTCACCGCCGATACCAGCGTCATACTTACCTATCCAAGCTGGTCTATCGTATGTATAAGATTTGTTCTTAGATGCATTTGCATTAATTTGTGCGTCAAGAGATAGGTTTGGGTTTACCCCACCAACCCACCTTTCAGTAGTGTCGATACCTGCAGCGGTGTCTTGAGCTTTTCTATCTGCGTACTGCTGACCTTCATGTGACCATGAGAGGTGTCCTCCTAAATCCTCTGCCTTTAAAGTACCAGCTTTAATCTGATCACCCCAGTATTTTTGTCCTTCTGCAGCTGCATTACCTCCTAAAAATTCTGTATATTTAGAGTTAATAAAATCTTCGACAGCTTGGTCGCTTGTAATATCTAAAGCCATTTTAATTGTCCTGTTTAATTCGGTTATTAATCCAGTCAACAACTGAGCGTTGACCAGATCTGTACATAATTGTTTCCAAAGAATCCTCTGGAGATGGAGTTATTTGTGGGTAGATATCCTCTAACTCCGAGAGGATTGATTCTAAGTTTGGTCCAAGTATGGACTCAAGAGTATTGGGGGAGATTGACATTGCTATGTTCGAAAAAGGCAGGCATACGACCTGACTTAGTTTCGGAAAGCTCTGGAGCTTTGCCCTCATACATAAGTCGATCACTGGTATCCAGCCAGAATTTTTTGCTTAAATATTTATCGCCATAGGTATTCTTACCTAATGGCTCCATGATCCAGTTAATCGTGGCCTTCCTAAGTTTGTCCAAAGATTGACTAGGGCGTAAACCCATATCAGCACATACGAGGCTATTAGCGGCCACGTGTATTTGTTCGTCTCTGGATATATCAGCTGATACCGTTCTGAGACCAGCATCGCCATTAAACCTAAAAAAAGGCAAAAGTACAAAGAAGATTGCACGTTCTGCTACTAATGCTTTGAGTATTTCGTGGTCAGGATGAGCCATCCAAGCATCCCTTAATCGGAGTGCTTCAGCTTCAGCCTTTTCATCAACGCCTATAGCGTTGGTAATATAGTTAAGAGCAAGATCATGTTTGATCTCATCCTTGACATTTGATTCTAAGAGAGTCCTCGCAGATGCGGGAACCTCCTTTCCAAGTGTCTCAGTAATCCAGTCACCCACTGGTATTTCCATGTGGCGTACTGCGAGACAACGGTAGAGGGCTTCCTCTGCTCCCTCTTTAAGTTTTCCAGCTGTTGTTTGTACTGGTGTCCATGTTCTCTTTCTATTGAGTAACTTTTCATATGGATTCATTCTTGACAATCGCATTCGGGTTCTTTTTGTAGAATCCCTTGCAAGTAATCTTGTACGTCATCTTCATCTAATGCTGCATACGCACTTGACTTATCTTGAACGTCACCCATTACCTGTAAGGAATAATAAAGTGATGTCTGGGGGCTATCTAGCCACTCTTCCACGAAGCTCTCGTCATATGTAACAACATCGCTCCAGCTATTAAATGAATAGCCGTGAAGAAGCCCTGTATAATTCAGCATATACATAAGTTCATCAGTTACCTTCTTATAGGCATCCCAACCAACCTCTGAGGCAATTTCTACATCGCCATATTCATATGTCTGAACTCCAAAGGTTCCTGAGTCTCTATCTACACTCCTAGCTATAGGAGGTGCTATCTCAGGTGTACAAGTAAAGCCTTCTCTATCTTTACTCTTATACGAACAACTTGCGGTAGGAGCTATAGCAAATGCTCTCTCCATCCTATATTCTCTAGCAACTTCAGCCGCACTCTGAATGCCTTTATATAATTCTCCAGCAATTAATCCAGCTGTACCTAGTCCAGGTATGCCATCATTAACTGCTTGTAATGCCTCACCAAATTGTGCATAGGTTACGTTGTTCTGCCTTAATAGGTTTGCTAACCCAAGGCATCCAAGTCCAACCTGCCTGTCGGTCTGCGAGGGGAGGTATTCTCCAGAACTGTCAATGCCTGTTTTGCTATGTAACTCGCACAAGTCGGACATACCTTCAGAGAAAGCTCCTTGCAAGTCTCCGATTTTACAGGCACCAAGATTGACGTGTTGGAGGAGGCAAGTTCCTCGTGATGGCAAATATACTTCGAGGCAAACGTTGCCTCTGATTCTTCTTTCATTTTTATCATACTTGATTTTATTTAACCATATGTCACCTGATCTGATGCCATATATTAACGCATCTCGGGTGTTCTGATCAGCGTTTTTCCATTTCTCATCATTAATGTTGACACACCTCTTAACCCATGGGAGTTCGGATCTAGGAGTAGTAATAAAGTCAACAATGTCAGGATGATCCAAATCCAAGTGAAGGACGCACGCTCCATTTTTGTAATGACCGCCCCTACGGATTATTTCATTTAAGGTTGAGTAGATTTTTCCGAAACTGACTGGGCCAGAAGCCGTAAGACCTTTTCCGTTTTCAGTTCCTTTGGGTCGGAGCTTTGATAGATGGACAGCAACTCCTGCTCCATATCTGAGTGCATGAGAGACGAATCTCCAACTTGCTTCGAGTCCATTGTTCCCTTCCATTGAGTCTTCTACAACGAAGACAGTACATGATACGGGCAGACGTGATTCTGGATTATCTATCCAGCTCTGAACTCTTCCAGTTCTAGATATTAAACTTGTCATTAAACTAGATCACTTAACGTAGGTGGTTTGTAATTTGTGCTCTTTAATACTTTACCGTCTTCTCTATATGTAGGCTTTCCATCCTCATCTAGTTTAGACATATTACTTTGATGGACTCGACGTAGAGCTTCGTCTAGATCCCATCCCATATTGGCTGCATACTGATAGCAGACATATACGAGATCACTGAGTTCTTTTATAGCGTCCTCATGCAAAGCTTTACTGTTTCTAAACAGCATTCCCTCTGCCTCTAAAAATTCTTTGAATTCCTCAACGATCAAATTCTTTTGCATACTCCGTGAGCTGAGATTCTGTGAGTTCTTTACTCCGAACGCATTCCTGAACTCTTTTGCTTGTTCTTGATTCGATTTCATTGGAGAGGTAATGGATGGCTTTGGATAGATCTTCGATATCGTCATATTTATGGTCTGCTCTGCAGATATATTTAATTGCGTTTCCTAAGTGGAAGTTGAGTTCTTGATCACGTATAAAATCCCAAACTTGGATTGATCCACGCCTGTAGTATTCAGGTCCAGTTTCATTGGTGGTTTCGGCCATTTGTTGAGTAGATTTGTAAGGCTATTAGCTAGAACAAAGTTCTGTTTTTGTAATGCTAGGAAGACAGTGTTAATGTCTTCTCTAGATGTTAGTGGATTCTCAATGGAATCTTTTATCTGCCTTAGTTTTAAATCTTGTTCAAGAGTTAATTCTGTAATCGGCTGAGGGACTCCATAGTATTGGCTCCATTTTTTCGTGGTCATAATCCTCTGTAGTTAAGATCCTTGCTAGACGTGCATTAATTAGAGCGACCTCTTCCGATAAGCCTTTCTCTTTAAATGCGTCAACAACTGTTTTCCAGCTATAACCCTTCTCTTCAAAGAGAGATACAGCTCTTTTGACTCCTATTCCTGGCACTCCTGCGTACCCATCAGTATTGTCTCCAGCCATTGATTGAATTAGATGCCATCTATCACCCTCAGCTTTCGTGAT